TTCATTCTTAGCAAACAATCAGGACAAGATTGCCGCTTCTAAAATAAACGGAGTAGAGATTGGTTTAGATACAATACAATCATATGAATATCCAATCGCAAGACCATTATTCTTCTATGTTAAGAAACAACATGTTGGTATAATACCAGGTATTGAAACATACATGGCAGAATTTATTTCTGAGGAAGCAGTTGAGGGTTATCTGGCAGAGGCAGGTCTAGTACCACTAGATGAGGCCACTACTGAACAAATGAAATCAACAGTTGAAAACCTAGAAACTTACTCACAATAACTAGAACAATACTAGAACAAAGAGGGGTGTTGCAAAAATACAACACCCCTTTTTTATTAAGTTATTGAAAAATAACGATTTTAATTTCACTTTTTTTTAATTTTTTTGTTGACTTTCGTGGTTTTTCCATGTATAACAGTATCATTATGAAAAAAATTATATTATTTTATTTAATCTTCGCACTACTAATCTGGTATGGTTTCTACCAGTGGAATGAACAACTTGCATTGGCGGCTGTCTAATGTTTCATTTAATTTATACTAGATCAAATACTGAATACGATAGTGGTAATAACTTTGAGAGTAACTATACCCTTTATAGAAATATACCATATTCTGAATTATCTAAATTTTTAGAAATGCAGAAAGATCCAGAATTGTTAAAAGAATGTGATACCAAGTATTTTGATTATCAACAAGAGAAAGGTATTTCTGATAGATGTTTTCATACAGAAATTTCTATTGTAGATGACGACCAATACTTCAAAACATACAAAGAAGTATACCGTTCATCTTATAATGGTCCTTCTGGGTTGATACCTGAAGATGAAGACTACTTCATGGACTACGGTCAAAAATCTAACTTCATGTTAATACATGATTATGACAAAGACTATACCTGGTACGGTAAAGATTGGACTCAGGAAATGATAAATGCTGAGTACGAAAGACGAGAAAATCAACAAAAATTAACACTTGACAAATAAAACAAAACCTGATATAATAACACTATGGCATTAATCTATACTCACAATTCAAGTCCAAGACGATACAAAAAAGTTGTAAAGTCAAAGTCTTGGTACAAAGCAAAAGAAGAACAAAACAAGTTATTACGATCTATGGGTATTGACCCTAATCGTAGATTGAGACAACCCCGAGTAGTAGTACCATTAGACCAAGTTGGTAAGTTACAAACATTTTCAAACAACATCAAAGTTGAAAATGCACCTACTTATAAGTCTAGTGGTACTAAACCAGTTTCTAATGAAAAGTTAGAGGTAAGTAAACAATATACGATTGCACCTGCTTACAACAAAGGGCCATCTATGGTAGTTGGTCGTAAAGATATAAAAGATATAGGTCGATAATTATGGCAACTAAAAAACAAATACTTGAAAATACACTATCAATGCCTGATATAATCAAAGAGTTTAACTCTTATAAAACTGATGAACGCAAGGCAAGTTTCTTATTAGAAATGAAAGGGTTAAATTTACCATACAAAGTTGATTGGCAAAGTTTAGCAGACAGTTGGTTAGGTAACAAAGCATGGCCAGAAAAAACAAAACAAGATGATGATGAAGATTGGTGGGAAAAAGAAAAGACCGTCAATGAAAAAATATTATCTGACGATATTGAACCTATACAAGGACAAGACGATAAACCACTCACAAAAGATGAAGTTGAAAGTCTAATATAATATGAGAAATATAATCTTAATGACCATAGCATTTGTATTTTTTCTTATAGTAATGTCTGTATATTCTATATCAAACCAAGCGTATGGTTACAATATAAATAGTAAAGAGAAAAATTATGTACAAAGTATTTACTAAACCTAATTGTCAATTTTGCGTGAGGGCTAAAGAGTTATTAGATAAACTCAATATCCCTTACGAAACTTATCACTTAGGTAATACAATTGAAGGTGGTGACGGAGACTATACCGTCACTATCGACCAAATGTTTGAAATGATTGGCAAACCTGTAAGAAGTATGCCTCAGATAATGGTAGACGATAAACTCATAGGTGGATTTACAGACCTAAGAGAATACTTAATTAACGAAGGTAAAATTAATTTCGCAGGCGAAAAACTATGACGGCAAAAGTATATGCATTCCCTAGTGGTGAAGAGATTAAAACTAATATAAAATCTAAACAGAAAAAGATATTAGACATACAATCTAAACAATATGCGGATTCACTAACTGACGATTTAGTGATACAAGTTATTGGTTCATTACAAAACGAGGGATTAAATATTGGAAAGGCTCATGGGGATAAAACATTTTTAGATGTTGGTATATTCCTAGAAGCATTCCGTGCCATGATTTATAGAGAGTTAGATATATCACACCCTTTCCATGATATTACAAACAATCTAATGTATGTAGAAAATGCAGGTAAGAAAAGATATAGTGTGGCTAATTATTCTGGTACAGAAATAGTTACAAACACAAAAGAACTAACAGAAAATGATATTGAATTTGAAAGCGAGATTGACCTAAATGATTCTGATTGATTATTCACAATTAGCAATTGCTAATATTGTGATTGCACTAAAACAAGAACAAAAATTACCTACACCAGAAATGGCAAGGTATCTTATACTTAATTCTATTCGAGGGTATGTACATAATCATAGAGAAGAATATGGACCAGAAGTAGTTATTGCCGTAGATGGGGCACACCCTTGGCGTAGAGATATATTTCCACATTACAAAGCAAAGCGTAGAGAAGGTAGAGAACAAGATGATACCTCTGATATTATCTACGAATACATGGACATCATAAGACAAGAACTAGAAAATAATTTTCCATACAAAGTTGTTAAGTTAGATGGCGTAGAGGCAGATGATGTAATTGCAGTTATAATTAAAAAGAATGTAAAGAAATGGTTTACAAACAAATACTTAATTATTAGTAGTGATAAAGACTTTCAACAATTGCAGAAATATCCTAATGTAACACAATACTCACCTGTACTTAAAAAATTTTACGAAACAGATAGTCCGCAAGAATATATCTACGAACATATTTTAAGAGGTGATCCTGGCGATGGTATACCAAACTTTTTATCACCAGATGATACCTTTATAAATGGCATAAAATCTAAACCAATAATGAAAAAGAAACTTGTTGGTTGGGTTGACACACTTATGAGAGGTGAAGATGCCAAAGAATTTTGTAATGAATATCATTATAGAAACTTCCAAAGAAATCAAAGACTTATTGACTTTGATTTTATACCAGAAGATATCCAAGATGATATATATAAACAGTATGAAGAAAAAGAACCAAAGAGTAAAAGTGATATTTTACCTTATTTAATAAAGAATGATTTACAATCATTGATTGGCAAAATAGAGGAGTTTTAAATGAATGATAATTATGCTTTTTCGTACCACGAAATACTTACAAAGGTAAACAATAAAAAAGATAAACCTGGTAAGATAGAGGTATTAAGAAAATATGATACAAATGAATTAAGAATGTTTTTAAAAGGTTCATTCGATCCTAAATTAGAATGGTTATTACCAGAGGGTAAACCACCATATAAAGAAAACCCAGCACCAATAGGTACTGAACACACTTGGTTAAAACAAGAAGTAAAAAGAATGTTTCATTTTCTAAAAGGTGGTAATCCAAAACTATCACAAATGAAAAGAGATAATATGTTTATACAAATGTTAGAAGGACTATCTGCTGAAGAGGCACAACTATTAGTATGGGCAAAAGATGGTGAGTTAAATAAACATTACAAAGGTTTAACATCTAATCTAGTCCGTGAGGCATTTGGTTGGGACGAAAACTTTATGAGAATTAATAAATGAAGATAATTGATGACTTTCTATGGAAAGATGATCACAAATTTTTTGTTGACTTATTTGAACATAAAGATTTTCCCTGGTACATTTGTAAAAAAGTAGCAGCCCAAGATGTACCAGAAGAATATGAAAGACAATGGTACATGACCCATGTCTTTTATGATAATACCATTTGTTCAGATCACTATCCACCAATAGAAGAAAAGATTTTAAAACATAAAGACTTTCCTACAGTATTGGCGATGATGAGAATAAAAGGTAATATGTACCCTGGGGCAGAAAAATTATCTGAACATGCGCCTCATTCAGATACACAATTTACCCACATGGGTGCCATATATTATCTTAATACTAACAACGGTTACACACTTATTGAAGGTCAAAAGGTAAAGAGTATTGCCAATCGCATGGTATTTTTTGACCCATCAATACCACATAATTCTACGGATTGCACTGACCAATCGTACAGAATGAACATAAATTTTAACTTTTTTGGTGCGACAACCTGACACATTACACCTAACTTACTGAAAAATAACACTTTTAATTTTAAATTAGTGGTTGACAAATCACTTGTTTTGGTATATATTGGACTCATAATAACAAGAAAGGTTATATTATGAGACTAGAAAAATTTGAAATTATGAAAAGAATTAAACATGTTGCAGATAACACCAACGATGGTTGTGTGAATACTGACCTAGAAAACTTACTATCTATTTTAAAATCTGCTACGGCGATTGATGTTAGTTTTAGACCACAATGTTATGAAGGTAAAACTTTAAGAACTCATGTTATGGTTGATCACGGAAACTTTAAATCATTAGTACATGAAAGTGAGGCTCTATAATGGCACAAATGAAAAGATTTGCCACAAACGAGGCAGAAAAACAATTAGCAATTATTGAAACTAAAGTGGCAAAAGGTGAGATATCTCTTACTGAAGCCAGAGACGAATGTATCAAATCTACTGTAAATTGGGGATTGATTGGGTTCTCAACTATTGATGAACTTGAAGAATACCTTTGTACAGAAACCGCATTCAAAACAATACAATAAATATAAGAGAGAGGTTTATATGAAACTATTTTCCATTACTTTTATTATTGCAGGGTTGATTGCCTTTGCCATTGCAAAAGAACAAATGAACAATTGCACAGACGATGGTTGTGCAGATTTCTATGATGGACAAGAAAACAGCACACCTGCACCTATCGTAAAAGTAGAACCTACTAGTTATGTAATACCAGTTGTAAATACAACAAGCGGTAAAGACGAATTTGTAATGTCTCTATCACAATGTATTGACCATATTTACCTAGATGTACCAGAAGAACAAAGAGTGCCTAAAGTATTAATAATCGCACAGGCAGCCTTAGAGACTGGTTGGGGCACAAGCAGATTTGCCAATGAAGGTAATAATTTATTTGGTATTCGTACTTTCAATAAAGATGATGAATGGTTACTACCAATTACATGGGACCAAAACAAATGGATAGGTTGGGGTGTAAAAGTTTATCAAAGTAAATGTGATAGTGTAAAAGACTATGTAAGAATTATTAATGAAGTGTGGGCATATGAAGGATTAAGAGAGGTGAGAGATAACGGTGGTGATGTATATGAAATGGCAGACCACTTAACATTATATGCTTCTAAACCAACATATACAACTTTAGTAAAACAATTAATCAAATATAATCTGGAGGGTAAATATGATATCTAGTTACCAAGATGATATACATTTATTCTGGAAAAGAGCAGAAGCATTGTATAAGTTTATACCAAAAGCACCTGCAGATATGAAACATATTTGGGAAGAGAAATTAAAAGAACTAATGAAACAAATGGGGAAATATGAAGTTAGACGATCTTAGCCCCAATAGATGTGTGGCATTCTATATGATGTCCTCATATCTTTACTACGAAAAAGATAAACAAGTTTTAACAGATGGTATGTTTGACCAGATGTGTAAAAAAATATTAAAGACTTGGGATCAAATAGATCACCCACATAAAAAATTAATTGATAAAGAATCCCTTGAAGCGGGCACTGGTTATTATATTAAATATACCAATATGATAAAAGGTGCCGCAGAGAGTTGGTATGCAGAAAATCAAAGACTTAAAAAAATGACACCTAGACAAAAAGCATCTTTAGGTCAATCATCATTGGAGAATTTTTTTCAATGATATCCAGAACAGAATACGAAGATAAAAAACAATACTATGATTTTCAAAGAAAAAAAGAATATCAAAGAGATTGGATTAGGGCAGTATATGTTCAGGCAAATAGTTTAGGCAAAATGATTGCCTATGATAAGGACGATGTGGTTATTGAGGATATGTTTGCTGTATTAGAAGAAGAAAACTACCAGACACCACCATCTAATTATGTACCAGATAATCCTAAATGGAGAATTGAAGACGAGGATTATGATGATTGGTGCAAGGTAAGAAAAAATATACAATATAATGGAGTAAACTTATGGAAATGAAGAAAATTTGGTTGACAATGAAAACAATATATGATATAATACTTGAAAATTGGTTGATAATATTACTTACAGTAATGTTTCTGTGGGTATCAATGATTGCTTTTAACAAACCAGAACCAGATAAAACAATCATTCAGATTGAGATTGATTTAGACCAGATAGATAAAAGTTTAACATCTATCGAAGAAACGATTGATGAAATATTTGGTAAAATAGAAGTACAACTTAACGAGGAGTAATATGAATATTTTTTATCTTTCAAAAGATCCACATACGGCTGCAAAAATGCATGTTGATAAACATGTTGTAAAAATGATTGTAGAGTATGGTCAGTTACTATCTACGGCACACCGTATGAACGATGGTATAAAAACTGAGGCAAGAAGTAAGACTGGTCGTAAGACTTGGCGATATATAATGGAAGATGAAAAAAGACAAAACACACTATACCAGGCGGTACACTACCATCACCCAAGTGCCGTATGGTGCCGTGAGACTAAAGAACAATATCAATGGTTATATAATTTGTTTAGATATCTAGGACATGAATACACACATAGATATGGTAAAGTCCATTCTACCAATGTAAAACTTAATCAGATTTTAGAACAAGTGCCAAACAATATTGGTACTGGGTGGCGTGAACCACCACCTGCGATGTCTCACTATCCACAATGTATTGTGCCTGGCGATAGTATCAAGTCATATCACAATTACTATATAGAAGCAAAAGCATATTTTGCCAAGTGGACAAAACGAGACACACCTGAATGGTTTGCGAAAGGAGTGGCATGATTACTAATATATTATTAGGATTGATATTTGTTGCATTATGTTTTATAGGTCTTATGGTATATGCAATAGGGGAAAAGATAAGTGAGACAAAGAAGTAAAACATTTAAAAAAGAAGAACCACCTATACCGTTCACTTTTGATTTCTACCTGATATACTGGGAAGATATTCAAAGTGATAGTGGGTGGCGTGATTTGAAAGATATACAGGATTCTAAACCTGCAATCTGTGTTTCGACAGGT